AGTCAACCACTAAATCTCCTGCATTAGAATAAGTACAAATAGCATACCTGCATAAGTCTAAAGGTTTTTGTGTAGGGTGAAGAGATATTTGTTGTTTATCTGTAGCAAATTTCCAAATACTTGTTGGATAACGTTCGGTACTATCATAAGTTGTAAGACCAAAATCGCCATAATTAGATGTTTTAATAAAATTTAGTTTATTTTCTGCAGTGCTTACTTTACGTTTATGTCCTGTTGTCTTTTGTGAATTGTAGGTAGGAAGTTTTTGATAAAACACCATTATATCTTCATGTATTCTTAAAGGCATTTTCTTTGCATTTAAGTGTCCGGTAGGAGTTGTTTTCTCCCATATAATATTGTATCTATGTAATTTAAGTTGAGATAACATCATTTTAGCTGTAAATTTATCTTGTCCAAAGAATAAAATTGGTGTAGTAGGTTTAGCTACTCTTATAACTTGTTCCCACATAGGTTCTATTGGAATAACATTATCCCATTTATTCTTAGCAGTAACTCCATAAGGTAAATCTACAAAGAACATATCAACAGAATCATTATCCATTTGTTTTAAAGCTTCTATACAATCCATATTGTATATATTATTTATTTCTAGTATTATTATCATCTCCCTCTGGCATGAAATATAGATTTTTTCCTTCATCAACAGCTTTCATAATTTCAGTCATGACTAATTCAGCTTTTTCGCTCACATACTCTCCCATATTTATTCCAAACGAACTTACATCATAGTCTATAATACCTCGAATAACAACCGTTTCGTGTTTTACAGAAGGTTCTATCCATATTGATATCAGCGTATTTGTATTTATTATGTAAGTTCTACTTTGTGATATTATAAGCATTTCATATTCACCTCAATAAAAGAAAACTTTTATATTACTCGTTTTCAGCTTTCTTACCAAGTAGCCATTCAATAGAGGTCGGCTTTTCATCTTTCCAAGAACAGAGATTATCTAACATCTTTGTAATGCTATTAACCCTAATTTTATACATTTCACTGCACCACATTACTTCTAATTTGTAAGGGCGTGTGTTATAAGCCATCAAAGCATTATTAATACAATCACAAGCCAAGTACCTATAACCGAGCAAATAAAGTCCTTCTAAAACAGTTCTCTGCTCATCTGTTATTTTTGGCTCGTTTGATTTATTCGTTATATCGCCAATGATTGTGCCTTTTACCGTAGGCTCATCGACTGTAGGTCTTGGATTTGATATTCTTATGACAGTTTCACCAGTCTTTCTTTCGGTCTCAATAGTGATTGTCTGCTTAAAATTATCAGCATCTGAGTCCATGTGTTCAAGTGCATTTTGAAATACCCAAGTATAAATTCGATTCTGGTCAATTTTTACATGATATTTAATAGAATTATCTACAAGCTTAGTGCCAATAATCGTTCCTGTAAAATCTGTGATTTTTACTCTGTCGCCTACTTTAAATTTGATTTTTGTTCAGCCATTTAATGTACTCCCTTTCTACATTTTAAAACAATTCACAACCCTGTGTTTTGAAACCATCAACTTGTTCATTCCATTTTTCTTTTGACAAATTAAACTCACGTTTAAAACATTTTTTACAATAAAACTTTGCTGTGTCTCTACC